GACCACGCTTGGGAGGCTGAGATGGAGACCGACTTGCAGACGACAGGTTTTATTAACAAGAGTTGGTTTGAACGTAAGGAAGCATCTTGGTATGCATTTGTTCGCAACTCAGGGACCACACCTGCAAACCCCGGTCAAGAGTACCCGTTAAGGTCATTGAACGGTATAGGTAGAAGTGCTACTATAAATACTACAGTTCCTTCAGCAGTTATTATTAACTTCTCAATATCTCCATTAATTTCTATTGGAAGCATTGTGAGTATAGGTGACAATCTGTACAATGCAGCACCGCCTTACACCACTCCTGTATTTATTGGTGAGATTACTGACATAGTTGTTAATTATCCTGCAGGAAATAATTATCTTGTGGTTGACACAACAGTTCCTTCAGGTTCTTTGCCTACAATTCCTGATGCTTATTACTTATTTATCAAGAACTCTGTTGCTGAATCTCACGGTGTATTAGGGCACTATTGTGTATTCACAATTGAGAACGACAATGTAGATAAGACTGAACTCTTTGCAGTAGAATCTGATGTGATGAAAAGTTTTCCGTAAATTTGTAGTATATGGTATTCAATATTCAACCATTAAAGGAAACCGATTATTCTGACATCCTTGTTGGGTGGTGGGAATCTTGGGGGTGGGAGCCACCTCACAAAGATTTTCTACCTGACAATGGGACGGGTGGAATTTGTGTCTTTGAAGACACTACTCCAATCTGTGCAGGTTTCCTTTATACCACCAATAGTGGTGTGGCTTGGGTTGATTGGATAGTATCAAACAAAGAGTACAGAAAGAAACCACAACGCCAACAGGCTATTGGTTTGCTTATAGAGACCCTGACCAATATTGCAAAAAATACAGGGCACAAATATTCTTACGCTTTGATAAAGCACCGTGGTCTTATTGAGACATATAAGACCATTGGTTATATTGAGGCAGACAAGTACACAACTGAAATGATAAAAGTATTTTAAAATGGCAATAGCAACAAGTACCGCATTAGCAATTACAAGTTTAGCAGCAACAGGTGCTACAACAGGAATGTCGTTTGCTCAGGCTCGTAAGCAACGTAGACTGCAACAACAAGCAGAGGACAAAGCATCTCAGATGATGTCTGAGGCTCGTAAGAAACTTGAGGTTAACTACTATGACCAATTGGCAATTCAAAAAGAACCTTATGAGTTGGAGCGTGAGGCTCTTATTGCTGCAGGTGCTCAGGCAATTGAGGCAGGTGTAGAGAGTGAGCGTGGTGCAGGAGCAGTAGCAGGTAGAGTTCAGATGGCTCAACAGGCAGGTCAACGTGATATTGCAGCAGCAATGGGTCAGGAGATGTTGGGTCTTGAGAAACTATCAGCACAGGAGGAGTCACGTCTTCGTGATGTTGGTGTTCAATTAGACTTGGGTGAAGTAGAGGGAGCACAACTTGCTGCAGCAAATGCTGCTGAGGCTGCTAATGTAGCAACTCAACAGGGGGTTCAGGGAATTGTAAGTATGGGTCAACAGGCTGCTGCTATGGCTCCGTTGTATTCACGTAATAAGGCTGCTGAGAAAGCAGCATTTAGTGGTATGGGTATGTCATCTGAAAACTTCAGTACATTTGGTAATGTTCCTGAATATAAAGGGTCTCCATTTGGTTCTCAAATACAGGGTGGTTCAAACTTAGATTTTGGAACAGTAGGTCAAATGAGCAATGCAGAGTACAATCGTTTCTTACGTGCACTTACTCCTCAACAAAGACAGATGTTATTTATGAATCCTCAATTTCAGAAGAGATATACTCAAACATCACAATTTATGAATCCTTTCGTTTTCTAAGATATGGCATCATACTTTAAATATGTAGAACGCAATGTTGACTCTCAGATAAATTGGGCTGAGGTAGGTAAGAACGTAGTCGATATGCTCCGTGAGGAGGATAGATTACGTGAGGAAAAAAAGGCAGCAATTGATGAAGCATCAAGACAATTTGGGGAGACATTGGCTAATGCTCCTACAGGTGATTTTAAATCTGCAAATGAATGGATATTGGGATATGCAGCAGATGCATCTCAAGCACGTTTATTGCAGGATAGGCTTTTGAAAAGCGGTCTGCTTAAGGTAAAAGATTATACCGTTATGAGACAGAATCTTAATGATGGTACTAATCAAATGTTCCAAGTTGCTAAGGAATATCAATCTCATTATCAGGAGGTAATGAGCAGAATGAAGAATAATGAGAGTCAAGATATAGAGAGTTTTATTGCACAACAGGTTGAAGGACTAAGTAATTTTAAAAATACGAAAGCGTATATCAATCCAACAAACTTTAGCGTAAGCCTTGCAGGTATGAAGAAGGAGATAATAGATGGCAAGGAAGTTATGGTAATGGACAATAACCCTGATAATTATGTTACTGTCAATCAACTTAGAAACAGACTTAATTCTCGATTTGATAGATATCAATACGTTGATGCCATCAATACTCAAGTAGAAGCATTGGGTGATTTTCAAGAGGCAGACATATCAAAAGTTGCGGGTCTTTATAAAATGGCACGTGTCACAGATGTATTAGACCCTACAAATAGAACAAGATTAAGTGATGAGGCTAAAAAAACAGTTACTACTTATCAAGATTGGGAGACTAATATGATTGGTGCTCAGTTAGAGAATCCACTTCACGTATCGAGTTTATTAACTAATGCAATTGACAAAGTTCCCGGAACACAGGATTTCTATGAGCCAACTTTTGATGCTGAGTTAGCAAAGACTAATAAGAAGTATATTCTATTGAAAGATGATGGAACAGGTAATATTCAACCTGTTTTTACTGACGACCAAATTAACGTAGCAACTGAGTTCCTTCGTACTCAGACACGTAATGCTCTTGATAGAAAGGTTAGCATACAGGCAGTAAGTGAGCAGCAGCCATATCCTATGCAACAGTGGCAGTATGAGGCAGGTCAGGAAGGTAAGAAGGATGTAGAGATTGCAAATTTGATTGGAACACTTTATTATGGTAACGCCAATGATGTTGATGCAGCACTTGAATATTTCCGTGATTCAATACCTAATGCTAAGAAAGTTACAAGAACAGATGATGGAGTCGTTGTTCTATTTAACAATGGAGAAGTAAGAGATGCTTCATTTAAAAATGAAGATGGTTCAATTAAGTCTCTTCAAATGTTCATTAAAGGAGCAGGTCCATTGTTAGCAGGTCAAGCAGATATTAATACCGCATTGAAACGTGGTGGCTATAGAAAGGGAGCACAGTTAAGTACATTGGGTAGTGAAAGAATGAGAGAAGTTACAGGAGGAAATACTACTACTAATGCCCCTGTTCAACAACAAGCAACATCATATTTAAGTACTAAAATAACTCCTACAGTTGTTAATCAAACTGAATCTGTTGCAGTTCCATTAATTAATTCAATTATCCAACCTCTTGGTTTTATAGGTGAAGAAACAGGTGTAGGTAGTTATATAGAAATTACCGCACCTGATGGAAAAACTAAAAAAACATTTTCATTGAATGACGGTGAAGCAAAGGGAAGGGGAACAGTAAGAGATATTTTATCTTGGATGAAGGGTAATTACAATGCAGATAAATTGAAGGATGCATTAATGGCAGGTACTTTTAAGAGTGGTGCAGAATTAGATTAACTGTAAAACCCATAAATTTGTAGTATGGATGAGTTGAGAAAACTATATGATGCACTGATAAGAGATGGTTATTATACCAAGTCTTTTGAGGAGTTTCAAAAACAATTTCAGGATACATCATATCAGGATAAAGTATACGGTGTTGTTTCTCGTGATGGTTTATTTACAAAGCCTAAGGATGATTTTTTAAAACAATATGCCGTTGGTCCTGCAAAGCCAATCATTGAGCCATTAAAAAAAAAAGAAGAGCCAACACTCAGCGACATACAGTCAGGATATACAGATATGGCATCTTCCTCGGAAGGTGGTTCATCGGTTTCATCAGGTACTAAAGGAGACCCTAATGACCCTAATTGGGGATGGGAAGACGATGAGCCAAAACCATATCAACGGACATTTATACCTCAGTTTGAGAAGCGTCCAATAGTTACTCAGGACAATACCTACGTAGCCAAACCAATTGATATGGTTGGTATGAAAAGGTATCAAGAGTATCAACAACAGACTAAGGCTTTACTTGAACAGGCAAAGAAAGAGGAAAGGGCTAAGGCTCAGGAGGAGGAGCAGATATTCAAATCTCAAAACCTCGCTGCTATAAAAGACGAGCAGTTCCAAAAGTATCTTGCAGATGTAAATGCTAATCTGATTGACAAGTCAGAGGAAGAAGTTGTGCCTGAACTAAACAGAAGGTTTAGTGCTTATGGGTTTCACTTTGAAGAGGCAGCCCCCGGAGCAGACGCAATGTATGTTCGTACTTCCGATGGTAAACACGAACTATATATTGACCTTGACCCATTTACTACCGCAACAGAAGTAGTCGAGTCTAAGAAACTCCGTGACTTTATCAACTTATATGCACGTGGTAAAGAAGAGGAAAAGTCTGAGGATTATATAGGCAAAGCAGTACGTGCTCAGAAGATGAGGAATGTTGGTATGCGTAATGATGATGGTACGTATTCAACTGTTAAGTTCGCATCGTTTGAGCAAGACGGTAAATACTTTGTAGTTCCTACCCTTTTCCCTAAGGACCCAAATGCCACATATACCACCAATAAAAAAGATTGGATGGAATTGCCCCTTGAAGAGGCTATTGCTGAGGCTCGTAAACGTGGTGAACTATTTCAGTTTGACAATGACAAAGAAGCAAAAGAGTTTGCTGAGGGAGATTGGAAAGATGTAAATGCTTTTGACATTGAAGGACAAAAGTTTTACAAGGAGAAAGGTTTAGACTACTACGCTGAGAAAAAGAAGTATAAGAACTATATTCAATTGCAGGATGAACTCGATTTGATTGATAAGATACTTGAAGGAGAATCAATAACTCCTGAGGAGAAGATGAACAATCCGAGATATTTTGCCAAGGATATGAGGCGTTTGTATACCAATGAAATGCTTGAGCAAAAGAGAGAAGAGGTATTGAAGAAAAAGGACAATCTTCTTGAACAGGTATATGACCTTGAGTTTATGGGTATTGACGAGGGAAATGTTCAGAAGACACGTGAAGACTTTGACTTAGTTCTTGGTAAGCGTCAGAACGAAATTGCAGGAGAGGCTATCAAAGTAAATGCTGCAGCAAAGCAAGAGTATGAGGCATTGAATCAAACGGCATTATCAGTTTATAATGTACCCATTGATAAGATAAGCACGATTGTCCCAAAGACACCACAGGATGCAGAGAATATAAAGAACCTTACTTCTCAGTTGGTAAAAGTTAAGGCTGCTCAAAACACTGCTGCTACAAAGTTTGAGATAGCAAAGACATACTATGATGCTAAGTGGAATAAAGGCATTAACAGTGAATATGAGGAGAATTGGTCCGGGTTTGTTACGTCAGTATCAGACGCTTGGAACAATGGTCAAGCAGCAGAGCAAATACTTTTATTGACATTAGGCGTTAAGGATGCTGCTAATGTAAAAGATAGACAAGAGGCTGCTCGTTTGATTGTTGAGAATCTATCTGATGTTTCGGGGAAACAGTCAAGAGTTTTGACAAGGACTAATCTTGCACGTGATGGTGAATTTTTAAAGGCAGTTCTTTCTGACCCACTTGAAGCAATATCTACTCTTACTGCTACATCACTAACTCAGATGCTGCCATATGGTAGTTATATTGTTTCAAGTGCAGCAGCAGCAGGGACTGCTGCGGGTGCAGCAGCAGGACTTGCAGGTGGACCATTTGCTGAAGTAACTGTTCCCGGAGGTGCAGTCACAGGTTTGGGATATGGGCTTAGAACAGGTATGGCTGCCACTATGTTTGCTATGGAGTATACCAACTCAATCCTTGATGTTATGCGTGAGAAGGGATATGACCTTATGGACCCTGCTCAGGTTGAGGCTGCTCTTTCTGATGAAACAGTATGGGCTGAAGGTGGAGAAAGAGGTACTCTAAGAGGTGTGCCTATTGCAGTGGTTGATTTCTTATCTGCAGGACTTGCAGGTAAAGTTTTCAAAACAAGCAAATTAGCATCAGTTCCCGTAAGAGTAGGGGCACAGGTTGCGGAACGTGCATTGTTTGACCCTGCAGCAGAAGCAGCAGGTGAATACTTGGCTCAAACTGTAGCCGGGCAGGATATTGATTTTAAAGAAATTGCATATGAGGCATTAGGTGGTTTAGGTAGTAACACATCTCATATGGCAGTCAATCTGTATAAAGAGGCACGTAACAATTCAAATACTGCCTTAGCATACGAACTGACAGACATTAATCGTGTAGCACGTGAGAGTGTAAGTGATGAGCGAATTTCTCAGTGGGCAAATAATATGCATCAACTTGGAAAGATTGACGCTGATGTTAATCAACGCATACAGGCGAATGTTGGTCTCCGTAGAGAGGCACGTGAACTTGTATCAGTTGGTAGAGCAAGTCGTCTTCTTGGTGATGGTAAAAAAGTTGAGGCACGTGTAATGGAATTGTTGGCAGCAAGAAATGAATTGTCTGCCACTCAGAACCGCAGGGAAATAAACCGTAATAAGATTTCTCAGATAAACCAAGAGATTGCTACCATATCTGAGAGCAAGAAACTTCTTCCTGAGAATAAGGAAGTAGCAGGAGACGGTGTAAGCACTGCAGTTAATCTTGATGCTATTCTTGGTACAACTCGTGAAGGTGTATCAAGATTTGTAATAAGCGGGAAAACCTTGACCCGTGAACAGTTTCTCAAGGAGTTGGATAATATGAGCAACCGTAGGCTTCTTCGTGCTCCTGTCTTTGTTGACAATGACGAAGAGGCTCAGAAGTTGTACGAACAAAAAGTAAAAGATGCCATTCAAAAGCAAAGCCCAAGTCAAGTTTCTGTACAGTCAGAAGCCGGAGTTAGCGAAACGGTGGAGGAAAGAAAACCCGAAACAAAACCTGAAGTCGCTACCCAAAAAGATTTCCAAAAAGAAATAGACGCTATAGAAGAGCGTAGGAAGAAAGAACTTTCTGATTATTCAGAAGACCAACTCGATGAGATTTATTCTATTGGTGATACAAAAAGAACTATCAGAGACTTCGTTAATGCTAAGTATGACAAAGAGATTGCTGACTTAAAGCCAAGTGCAGCAGTAACTACTGAAGAAGTAACTCAAGCAGAAGAAGATTTAGTGTCTTCAAAGACACGCCTTGATGAACTTGCAGAAGCAATTCCTCAGCGTATTGACTATACTGAGGAAGACATTACAAACTTCGATACCTTAGAAGAAGATAAAGCCAAGGGTATAATTACTGCATTGGCTGAGAAGATTAATGATGGAACCAAGTTAACACCTGTTGAGAGGTCATTGTATGATGCGAACAAAGCACAGGTCGATGAGGTAAGTGGTTTAGTTGCTGAGCGTACTGCAATACAGGAAGAGGTTGCTGACCTTGAGGCATTGATTTCAGAAAGCCAACCTACACGTGCTGAACTAACCGATGAGCAAATAGTTGAATATGCTCCTGATGAAGATGTAAGGGATAAAAACAATGATGTACTTTTAAAAGCACTTCAATCAAAAAATGTTTCACCACAGGCAGAGCCAATTGTAACTGACCTTGGTGATGTAGTTGTTTTTGAGTACAACAATTTTGATGAGAACGAAACAAGGACACGTCTTACATTCAAGAAAAAAGCAGATGGAACAATAATCTCAAGAGGTGTTAAGGTAGAAAGAAGTACGGGAGATATACGTGGTACTGATTTATTCAAGAACTACGTTGAATCTCAGAGACGTAAAAGAAGAGCAGAGTTCCGTGCTGAAGAAGTTTTAGCAGAAACAACACTTCCACCTAATGAAACATCAGATTTTAACAGAGGGGTAGCAGAGGTTAAAAAGAATGCTGAAGAGTATCGTAAGTTAAAAAACATAAAAAGGATACCCAATCCTGCACAAAAGAGTCTATTTACAATAGTATCTGAGATGATGGCTAAAGCATATGAAAAGGTTTTAAACAAACCAAATGATGCTATAGTTAAAAAAGCATATGATGCTATGATTGAAGAAACTCTTCAGCAATATGACTTCATTGTATCAAAGGGTTTAAAAGTAGTAAGACATACAGGTAAAGGAGAGCCATATGCCAACTCAAATGAAATGCTAAAAGACTTGAGAGATAATAATACTCTCAAATTTTTGCCTAATGATGTAGCATTTGGACAAGATGTAACTGCTGCCACAGATAACATTGGTCTACAACCAAGTGGTAGAAAATTACCTGATGGATATGAGATGACTAATTCTGAGGTATTCAGAGTTGTGCACGATTATTTTGGTCACGGAATTTTAGGTAATCAATTTGGTCCTATTGGTGAAGAGAATGCAACACTTCAGCATCTTGATTTATACAGTGATATTGCTGCACCTGCAGTTATATATCAGACAAGGGGACAAAATTCTTGGGTTAATTTTAGTGGAGAAAATTCACGTGCAAATGAACTCAGAAAACAAGCACGTGAGTTAAAGAAACAAGGTAAAGAAAAAGAAGCAAATTTATTATTGGAAGAAGCAGATAAAATATTTAAATTTGCAGAACCAAAAATTGGTTTATTCCCAAATATATTTAATTTCAAAAGATATGAATCAGCGAGAAGAATTAGAGACAAACAAATCCTTGACAATAGACCAAATAAACGAAATTCTGACTTACCCGACTTATTGGCAGCCTATTCTAACAGAAGCCGTTCAACGAGGGGAGTCAATAAAAGAGACATACGAGAGACTAAAACCATTAGAGGATTTAGTTTAAATGTAATTGCTGAATATAAATTAGACAATCGTATAGAAAGGGGAATTAAAAAAGCATTCCCATTATTCAAAGGAGTTCAAAAGATTTATGAAATAACTGACGGTGATAAGTATCGTCAGATGATGATTGATGCCTTAAAGGATAATCCCTATGGTTCATCAGCAACCATATACTCTGCTGAAGATTTCAGTAAAATGAGATTGTTTATAACAGAGGATGGGTCTACAGGTTTTACATTAAGAGAAGATGGTTTTTTAGGGGGTGGATTTTCTGACCCTAAATTTAATAGACCACAAAATATTGCTCAGTTATTAATTTTAGGTATAAAAGAAGGAGGAACTACTGTTGAATGTTTTGATACTATTCTTCCTGATTATTATTCTTATTTCGGATTAAAAGCAGTATCAAGAAATACATTCAACGATGAGTACAGACCAAAAGAATCAAGTGGTACTGCAGTAAAAGATTGGGATTATCAAACATATAGGAACTTTAATAATGGTAGACCCGATGTTGTATTTATGATTTATGATGGAGGAGATAGAAATACCATTGAAGACAGGTTAGGTATTTTTGATGAATACAAAAATTACGAGAAGGATAATACTAAGTCTTTTGATAGTTATGATGATGCTGAAGAGTTTATGAAGCAGGAGGCAGTTAAGAGACTTGAGTTAGACTTTGAACAATCAACAGATACAACAAAACTAAAAGAAGATGGCAAAAAAATTACTAAGCCCGGCAACAGACTCTTCAATCAGTCTATCCCGGAAGTTTCGGAAATTGCGGATAGATATTTCCAAGGAGCCTTTGGGAGACAACGTCCTCAGTTCTATGGCACAAGGTCAATCGACAAAGAAAGAGCCAAAAGAATCTCAGATGCCTTTAAAAGATTAGTCGATAATCCAACTGCTCCCAATGTAAAAAGAGCATACGAGGCAATGGCTCGTGAGACAATTGAGCAGTATAAATTTATGCTTGATGCAGGTTACTTTGTTGAGATAAACAATGAAGAGCCTTATGGTAACTCAAATGAAATGATTGAGGACCTACGCACAAACAAGCGAATGAAAATATTCTCAACCGAGTCAGGCTTTGGTGATGAAAAGATTACACCTGAACAGAGGGACCGCAATGTTCTACTGCGTGAGTCAGGATTCTATGATGTAAATGGTCAGCCTTTATTGGTTAATGATTTGTTCCGTGCAGTTCACGATTTCTTCGGTCACGCTGAATTAGGCAATTCATTTGGTCCTATTGGTGAGGAGAATGCTTGGAACGTACACGCACGTATGTATTCACCATTGGCACGTCAAGCAATGACTACTGAAACACGTGGTCAAAACTCATTCGTTAACTTCTCCGGGGTTAATGAGCGTGTTGAGGCAATGCGTCAAGAGGCAGCGAATCTTAGGAACCAAGGAAAACTTGCTGAGGCTGAGGCTCTTGTTGGTAAGATATACGAAGAGATATCTTTTGCAGAGCAGAAGCAAGGAATACTTCCCGAAGAATTTTGGACAGTAGATACTGATGATATAGGAGATGCTGAGTTCATACCTAATACTAATTTATCTATTGATACAAAAGAATCAAATGTACAGAATGGATTGACTCAGCAGGAGTTTATTTCTGCAGCATCCAATGGTAATATGTCAAATGCAACTAAACTTGCAAACTTTCTGAACACTGCGTTCCCAAGTGTTACCATATCAACTGACAAAGTTTCTTTTGATAATGTAATGGCTCAGGTTGGAACCGAGATATATATGCGTGGTAACTTAATTGTCTATGGTGTAACCGTAGATGGTGACATATATATTAACCCTGACGTACACAATAGTGAGTCGGCTCTGTTCAATACAACTATTCACGAGTTTGGTCACGTATGGACAGACTATCTGCAAGGGTCTAAGAAAGGCAAAGCAATATACGCTCGTGGTGTAGAAGTTATTCAAGAAGCCATAGCAAATGATGAGAATGTAAAGAAGATATTTTATGCTCAGATGAATAAGTATTCGGGAGACCGGGCACGTGCTATCAATGAAACGATGGCTATTCTAATTGGCAATAAAGGTGAAGAGATTGTAAATGAAAGTGTAAAGAATAAATTCAAGGAATGGTTGCTTGATGTTTGGAAATTCATCAAAGATAATTTCAAGATGTCAAAAGATTTGTCTGAAGAAGAGATTCAAAACCTCACCCTTGATGGATTTATTCAGACTGCATTGGCAGATATATTTAGTGGCTCAGAGATATCTCTTACAGACGTTCAGAAAAAAACACTGAAGAATCCTGATGCTATGTTCAGTAGCACTCAGTCTATGCAGTCAATCATACAACAGGCACGTGCTAATGGATTCTCTGATGCTGCTATCAAACAGGTGCTTCTCAATCGTGGATTCAAAGCAAGTGATATCAACAATGCACTCGTAGTACAGATAGATGTTACCACTGATTTGCCACGTGAGTTTGCAAATGTTCAAGGTGGTGTACAAAAAGGGTATCAGTTATTCACAGAGGTACGTGCTGAACTGCAGAGGTTTGCTCATATGGGTCCACGTGGCGGTATCCGTAGAGAACGCACCAAGACGTGGTCAGAGATTCGTGAGAAGGCTATTGAACTTCTGAAGGCAAACCCAATCTATCAGGCTCAGTCAGATACTGTGCAGATGGAATTGATTAGTGCGTTTGACAGGACGCTGAATACCTCAGCCAATACGAATGTAACCCGTCAGATAAGTGCTATCAGAAACAATCTTCGTCAGCGTAAGATTGGTGCTAAAGAATTACAACAGGCTAAGATTGCAGTGAAGAACCTTATCCGTTCTGTTCTGCCAAAGTCTGATATGTATTCTCAGGCTCAGATAAACAAACTGATTTCAATCATAAGCAATGCAACCGAGGCTTCTATCCTATCTGATACAGAGAAGGTGATGAAGATAGTTGAGCAGCAGAGAGGCAAGATGAAAAAGTCTGTGCTCAAGAAGATGATTGAATTGGTAAACAAGAAGGCTAAACCTGCAATGACTACCACAGGTAAACGCAGGAGCCGTGGTCTTGACCCGGAGGGACAGGCTTTCTTTGCTCAAGTTAAACCTATCATTCGTGCGGTTATAAATGATGACGTTCAGTTCCTTTCTGATATGGCTGCTGAGTTGGCACAGGCTGACGCTGATGGCTCAATCAATGAGGCTATATTGAAACAGAACCGTGGTGAGAAACTTACTACACAGGAACAGGCTCTGTTGAATAAGGCATATGCCTATGATACATTTGGCGACCTTATGACTATGGAATTGGAAGAAGTTGAGCAGTTATTGGCTGAACTTCAGGACGCACGTGCTGAGTCATTGAGAAGACTGAAGACACGTAGGGAAGTAAGAGCAATGAGATATGATGCTCTTAGCCAACAGGCTACTGCACAGGTGTCTGAGTTGAACCCTGAGTTGTTTGTTGAGGAGACGGTTGAAGTAACACTGCCAAATGGAGATGTTGAAACTATTACAGTAGTTAGACCGAAGAGCCGTAACGAACTTGTTCAAGACAGGGCTGCAATACGTAGAGCATTTCAGAGTGGTAAGATATGGTCAGGCTTCAAGCAGTTGGTTGCACGTTGGGACTACACCACCATCACAGGTGTAAAGGACTTTATTCGTAAGCGTATTCTTCACTTGGGTTCAATGATGAATCTGTTTGATAATGACGCTCAAGGAATGACGTTCTTCCGTGACAATGTGTACCGTCCGCTAAACAGGATGGATGAGAAATCAAAGGTTGGTTACTTCTTTGAGATGGCTAACTTAGATGCTATGGCGAATAGCATACCCGGAATTACTAAAGGGTACAAACAGATTCGCAATATGCTTCAGACAGGAATCCATACGTTTACTATCAAAGGTCAGGAGCAGATATATAATGCAGACAAACTGCTTCGCATCTACGCCTTGTCATTGAATGATGTGCAGCGTGAGAAGTTAAAGCAGATGGGTTGGGATGATGCTCAGATACAGAAGATTAAAGATATCGTTGGTCCTGAGCCTATTGAGTTCGCAAACAAGTTGGTTGAATACTTCAGCAATGATTACTACGAGTCAATCAATAACGTATACTCTCACGTCAATGATGTGAATCTTGGGTACATACCAAACTACTTCCCGACAATCACACAGTCTCAGAAGGTAAGTGCTAAGTTATTGGAAGATGGTGACTTCAATGGAATCTTCAATGCTGAGACTGCTCCTGCACTGAAAGAACGTAGTGACACTTCAGGGCTTATTGAATTGAACTATGACTTCTCTGATGTGGTAGAGAGTCACTTCGTAACAATGGAGAAGTATAAGGCATACGCTGAGGGTGTAAAAGAATTGAATGCAATCTTCCAAAACCCTGCGTTCAATGTACTTCTTGAGGAGTCAGGATTGAAGACCGTTGTTAAGCGTTCAGTAAACTTTGCTATTACTCCGAATGCCGGACAGAAAGAAGAGCAGACTGCACTTGGTAAACTGATGACTAAGTTCACCGGGTTTGCACTTGCATTCAAAGCGGTTCAAGTTGTTAAACAGGCTACTTCATTCGTCAATGCATACGAGGACTATAGTTATTTCCCTGCTGATTCAAGAGTACCATCAGTTATAAAAGGTCCAATCGACCTTATGATGTTTATGGTTGACAGTGCAAAGGTTATTGCAACTATGCCAAAGCAGGTGCGTAAAGCATACGGTATGTCAGCAAATATCCGTGACCGTTTATTGAAAGGTATTCAGGGAGATGTATATGGTCTTGAGTCAGGCTCAAATGTATTCTCTCCTATAGACAAGCGTACTGATATATGGGCACGTGCAGTACGTGCATTCAGAACGGGTGCTGCCGGACCTACAGTTCTCGGTGACATACTTGGTGTAATGGGATATATGGTTAACTATAACCGCAACATTGCAAACGGTATGAGCGAGGCTGATGCATTAGAAGCATTCAACGATTATAACGCAACTGCTCAAAGCCGAAGGGGTACTGAGAAAATATCTCTGCAACAAAACAGTACAGAGTTGGCTCGTGCATTCACAATGTTTGGTAGCACTACATTCCTTCAGATAAACAAGGTTCTTGCTGCACAGACAAATATGTTCCGTGCACTGAAACAAGGTCAGATGCCAAGTGCTAAAGACATTCGTGCATTTGCTATCAACCTTGGTATTGCTAACGCATTATTCGTAGGTGTATCAAATCTTGCCAAGTTTATTAAGGGTGATGACGATGACCGTGAAGAAGTGCTGAAGCAAATGGGCAAGGCTTTGGTTGGTCTTAACCTTATCGAGTCAATACCTTTAATTGGTGCAGCAGTTGAAACTGCATTGGCTGATATTGAGGGAGAGAAAACAAGAGGCGGTGACAATGTGGTTAATCCGTATATGCAGGTGTACAAAAAAATGAAACGTGCATCTGAGGAAGAAGTGGGATTCAAGTCAGTGCAGCCTTTGATAGAGATTGTTATCGGTGCACAGGTTGACCCATTCATTGGTCTATACAATGGTGTGGCAGATGGGTTTGATGAAGAGGCTATCTATGATTTGCTTGGTATCAGCAAGTCGTACCGTCCAACACAGGAGAAAGAGAAAGCACCACCTAAAGAAAAACCTATGGGCAAGGAAGATATGAAACGATACTTCCCTGAAATGTACGAGCAATTGTATGGTCCCGGTGGTGCACTTGAAGAGACAGAAGAGTTCAGACTCGAACAAGAAAGAATCGAGAGAGAGCAACTCAAGCGAGAAAAGGACCTGATGTATGGATATGAAGAGTCTAATGGTGGTACTGTATGGAGTAAAGAGAAAAAGAAAAGAGGCAAAAAGGAAGAGTCGGGTACTATATGGGGTGAGAAAGATAGTAAAGGCGGTACAGTTTGGGATGAGAAAAATACTAAAGGTGGAACAGTATGGGGAGAAAAAGAAAAGTGAGTGTCTTCAAAGACACTCACACATATCTTACGTACTTAAAGGCTTTCTGTTTGTCGAAGTAAACGATAAGTTCATCGGATGCAGTGACGTGTCTTACTTCTCCAACAATGTCTTTTAGTTTACCGTACACAATACCATCGTCACACGCCCATACAATAGTTGGGTTCAGTCTCTTGCGAAAAAGTTTTGTCATCTCCTCCAAAGAAATCTTAAGCGGATAGGCTCTGCTTATGTTCTTCAGAGTTGGTATCACATCAATGTAGGCAATAAGTTTACCATCCTTATCAAACACTTTGAAGTCAACATCTGTTGGCGATAGTTTCTCATATGTTCCTTTGAAGATTGATACAAACTTTTCTATGGCTTTTGATTTTCTTATTTGGTCAGGGTTAAAACTTTTTGTCTCCATTGTCTCTTAGGTATTCAAGATATTCAATTGCAGCCTCAACTTCATCCTGAAAGTATTGGTACTCACGGTCAACAAGATGCTCATACACATCGTTGAGACATTGGTGAATACGGTTTACATATACGAGAATATCTCTTGCACGTTTTACTTCACGCTCCCTTGATTCGGTAGAACTAATAACCACATCCTGAATTATAGTTGCAGTGTTATCTGCAACATCAAAGTTCAGTGTTAGTTGTTTGACGTTATACTTCTTGATGGTCATAACTTTTTTTAAGTTCTTCGTACTTCAAATGTAGCGATGAAAGTTCTTCTCTCGTCTTTAAAAGTTCAACAATTAGTTCTTGCTTAGTATAATACTGTTCATTTATTGTTTCACCTCTGAAGATATCACTGCACATCTTGTATTTCTTTTTTAGTTCAGGTATATAGTGGATGGTGGTATCGAACAGTGAGCAGTAGTGTATTATTGTACTGTGGTCTTTTGCCAACAGGTCCCCAATCTGTGGGAAACTATATCCATTTTCTCTTAATATCTTGGCATAAACAATACGTGCATCTACTCTTTTTCTGCTCCTGTTCTTCAGCATTATGTCTAATCCAAAAACTTCTTCTATAATCTCTCTGAGTTCTCTTGCTTTTGCTATTTTATCTTTATGCATTTTTGAAATAGTTGTTTTGATTTATTGAATCTAAATACTCTTCCAATCCAATCTGTTCAATATCAAGTAGCACAGGGATATATCCTTCTTCGTTTAGGTATTCTAATTCAAAGAAGAAAGGTTTATCACCTTTTACAACACCGCAAACTTTCTGAGGATATGCATCTTTAGTTGGTAGTTCATCAACATTATCTATTATCTGACTAAGTATATCATCAGAAATTTCCTGAGGAAGGTTTCCAATCTTTCTGTTGAACCATTCGTCCAACATAAACCTATTCTCATTCCCCTCTATAAACAATAACATCAATGTCATAATTCGATATTTCCTTTATGCGGTACTTCTGAAGGGCAGATAGCCTACCCTTTGGTGTCTTCACTTCTACGAATAGAACATCAGACCCCTTGGGTATGGCTATCAAATCCGGGATTCCATTCTTGTTGGTCTTCGTCAACTTAATGACGTAGTATCCCTGCTCTTCAAGTTCTTTGATTTTCTTGGACTGTATTTGTTGTTCTGTCATATCTGTGGATAACCTCCTACAATATTAACAAATCTCTTTTGAAATGTGATACAGTGTAATCCTTTTTTTTCGACACTGCTTTGTAGATAAGGTCCTCGATTCCACCGTTTGCGAACACCCAATATATCTTGTTCTCAAGTCTATCCTTGGTGGTCATCCTATCCCGGCTCTGCCAATAACTTGTGGCACTGAAGTCGATGTTGTAGTATACAAGGCAGTCTGCTTTCTTCAAAGAGATTCCCTCACGTCCTGATACAATCTGCAAGGCTATGTTCTTATTGGTGTCTTCAAAGACACTGAGTTCTGTGGTTAGACTATCTCCAAACACCTGCTGCAGTGCACTGAGTTCTTCCTTGAACTTATAGAAGATTCCAATCTTCTGATATTTAAAACGCTCTTTAATGAACCTTGCTTTGCTCAAGTCTATAACCATTGAATTACCGCTCTCGAACTTAACTGTGCCACTGTATAGTTGGTGCAGTTTGCTCATAAGTTTGACGGGTGTGTCTGCTAAGATTGTTTCTTCTTTGCCTTCAATCACCAAGTCCTTCTGAAGTTTCTTTATCAGACCGAGAGTCTTGTCCTCAAGTTGAACCCTCAGTATTTCTTCAGTGGTCTTAACAACGAACCCTGCGTCCTGCTGAGACCAACGTATGGTATACGGAACCATTGCGTCAATGATTGTCTCATATCCGTGTGAGTAGTCGTTAATCATAACCCCATTTATTTTCTTCTGCTTCTTGTTCACGTAGTCATCAGCGAACCGATAGAAGTTTGAATACTTCTTGAATGGGTTATTATAAATGCCATACACTTGATGATACATCTGAGAGTATGACTCAGGAGTTGGTGTCCCGGAAAGAAAGATGACACGGCTATTGTTCTTTCTAATTAAATCTCTAACCTGCATAGCCCGGAGACTTGGCTTTGGGAAAGCACCCATACTATGTGCCTCGTCACATATGATTACATCCCACTTTACATCAGGCAGTTTGTGGATGCTCTCATAGTTCATAACGAATAGTACATACGATGGACAGAGTTTGTCGGAGTCGGCAGTAATTGAATCAATTGCCTTCTTCTTTGTCAGGAACAATACGTGCTCCACGTTTGGAAGGTTGTCACAGATACTAAGGCTTGTCAGAGTCTTCCCTGTTCTGACTTCCATCGCAAGGTACACAAAGGTGTGCTCGTTGATGATTTCTGTTGCCCGTGAGACTATCTTCTCCTGATAGTCCCTCAATTCAATTTTATTATTCATTTCTTTTTCGTGTAAATTTTTGTAGTACTCAATACTGTTTCTTAATCTTTCAATTGTCTCTTTGTGAGTCGGGTGTTTCAGTACATTTTGAATAACATAGTCCTTGCCCCTGCCTACCTTAATCTCTTTTGTCTGAGTTACAATCTCATATAAGATTTTGCATTGCTCAAGCATCATAAGATTAGAGTAGGCAGGTATGCGTTCAACTACATTCAGTCCGTTGTAGTCCATCATAGTTCAAGGTTCTGCTGATAGTCTAACTCGCTTCTTCTGCGTATGCGAATCCATCTACCTTGTTGGTCTCGACCTTCTTCAGGAGGAACACCTTCCTTGAACATACAATAAGACACCAACCACTTATAGAATCGGGTTCTGCTGATTGTCATCTTGGCTTTGGGTCCATAGTCAGGATACTCAGTAATGAACTCCACATAGAGGTCCTGCTTATACCTTCTCTCCCCCGGTTCAAGTAGACGGTTCGCTTCTCCATTGTCCACCAATCCACACCACTCGATGAAGTCGTGGCAAGTCTCGGCAGATAGTTGACGAATCTTCAGGTTGACAAACTTAGACTTAACAAGTCCTGTATTCAGATAACCCTGCAGACAACCTATCATATAGTTATCGAACTGACACCACTCATCATCATCCCAATCACCGAACATCAGTTTACCGAACTCATCGAGAGGCGTGAAGTTCTTTGAGTAGTACTGATGAAGTTCAAGTTCCCACTTCCTACGTGCGAATGAATTACCTGCACCTTTGATAGCGTAGTTGGTAGTGATAGCAATCTTTGGTGACTTACTGAAAGGAATCTTAATTGCATCCTTGTTTTTCTTCTCAAGTGTCAGACCCTCAGTTACCACACTGAACAACCGCTCGAAGTCAAAGTGTTTCTTCACGTCATCGAACACAAGTATCTGTGTGTCTGCTGATACTAACTGATATGCAAATGACCTTTCAAATGTGAATGACTTACCATCAATTGTAACAACCTTCTTCATCTGAGACAGGGCATTCATAAACAATCCCTTACCTGTACCACCCTCAGGGTTGTCACTGATTACCTCATCATTCAGTATCACTGCAGGACAGTATGACAAGTTCTTATGTGCGTGTAGCAAGAACCCTATCGTTGACTCCATAGATTGAACACGTGTATTGTCACTACCACATATGTTACTCACGAACTTTCTGAAGTTACAGTTGTCTGTTACACCGCAGTTAGAAAAGTTCCTGTCGATAACGTGGTCTTTCCATACGTAACCACCAAGGTCGAGATAGTCAATGGTGATTATCTCATCCTTGCTAATCTTTACTGCACAGTTGCGATAGTACAGATACGCTGAGTTCTTTGTGTCCTCAATGAAATAGATGTCAATGGTATTTAGCATTGACAAGAACTCTTCCTTAAAGAATCTCGTGTTGTCAGCGAAGTAGTTGTAAACTGCAGGGTCATCTAATTCCATAAGGTGACTCAGGACGAAGTCCTTTATCTCTTTGTCTGATGTATGGTCTATCAGATTGTTAGTGACCTTTACGAATACATAGTTCTTACCACCCTCAGGACAATACTTATAGAACCCATTGTCTTCCAAGAAGTGCTTGAACAGAATGTGAACTATCTTCACAACACCTCTATCATTCTTTGTCCAAAATGTTTTCTTAGCATTGTCTTCCTCGATTTTGTTTAGGACTGCTTCAATGGTATCGGAGTCCAAGTCCGAGTCCTGCAACTGACTCCGTACTTCCTTTTTTGATACACCCCTTCTTAGTTTGGCACGTATTGAATTGATACGCTCCTCGTCCTCGTAGTACTTAGTACCGAAGTTCTGAGTGCGTGAATACGCTGAGTCAATTGTTCTTGAGATTTCACTGATTGAGAAGTCATCACTTACGTATTGGTTAAGTATGTAAGAAGCAAGGCTTTTGTTTACACCGAAGTCATTGAACGCAGATGCAAGTACAAATACATTTGCATTACGCTGACCTTCAACCATCGGATACTTCTTTGTCCACCACTTAACAAGAATCTCCACTATCTTATTCTCATCTGTGATTGGAATAGTTGGTGCGTCTCTGTGTCTTGTTACCTCATTGTACTCAGGTTCCTCAATGGTGTCCCATACTGATGAGTTCTCATTGATGTATATCAGTGGGTCATATGACTCGTAACATACACGGCTGATGTTCTTAGATGTCTTGTCAAAGAACGGTGAATTGAAATACTTCTCAAGACTATTGAAGTAGTTTGTGTGACCGTCAATGTCCTCAGGTATTTTTACCAACACCTTCAATCCGTTCCCGGATGGGCTGATGAATACTGAGTACACATACTTGTTCTTGCTCAGTGTCTCTTTGTCCTGTAGCAAATCCTTTTGTCTCTCGTACCCATCGAAGTCTAAGCATATCAAACCTGAGTGCTCGATGATTGCGTTGTCTGCCCTCTTGTTAAATGTTCCACTGAAGCAGATGGCAGGTAAGTCCTTCTTCAGTTCGTTCCGTTCAGGTTTACGCTTCTCATTGCGTATCTTCTTAACGAGTTCCTTGGACGCTCCGTCCTTAATTCTCTCAAGTATGGTAAGCACTTCACGATGGAACGGTGTGCTTGTCTCCTTGATGTTTTGAAAGATTGTGATTTTGTTTGGCATATCTATGTCGTTTTTAGTGCTGAGTTATGAATTGAAAAGCCTTGCAAATTAAGGCTTGTGTCGGAAATGTCAATTATTTTTTTCTTTTTTAATTTAAAAAAAAATAAATATATATATAATATATATATAGAGTATAGGGGATACTTATTTTAACATTTCGTCACAGTCAGGTGGTAAAAAAGGGGAAGCATTATGCTCCCCCTTCTTACTTTGATTTGGCTTTCTCCTAAAACGGGAGAATGTCATCTCCTTCTTCTTTGATTGGTTCTTGTTTAGGAGCACTCTGTTTGGGTGTTTGACTCCCTGCATATGAAGTACCTTCAGTCTTCTTGGTTGGCTCGTATGTATCCAATTCAACATACGGGTTACCTGACCTACCATTCATAATGTTTAGGTTTACCCACCCATTCTTCTGATGTAACTTCATAAAGGTGATGGCTTCATCTACCTTCAGTGACAACCTGCCCACTACAAATTCAGGGGCGTTCTCTCTACGCTCGAAACGGAATCCGTCTGCGAAGATTTTTTCTTTTTGATTTGACATTTTATTTTTGATTTAAGGTTTTGTTTCGACTTGTTTTTGTTGATGGATTTGGTTGGCTCGAAACTTTTCCGTCCTTGTCCATTTGGTTTTTAATATCCGTAAGCAGTGTCTTCAAAGACACCTTCAGATTACTCAAGTGTTTCATCTATGTAATGGTTCTCTATATCTTCTGTTGGACTATCTCCAAAGTACTTATCCCACACACGTAGAGCACGTTCAACCTTAGCCTCTCCATTCTTTATGAAGTTCTCAGATGGTCTGAAGATACCAAGTTGACCTGATGTCTTGTCGATTACGTAGAACACTAATGGCTTATCAAACAGAGACTGATAGATGTAGCACTGCGAATCATAGTTGTACTTCTTCGCTGAGTACTTGAATGAGTTGATGTCTGACGTAGTCTTAAGGTCAATGAGCATATCATCACATACGATATCCGCTTTGCCCTTCCACTGATGACCTTGAATCACTCCTACCATAGGTACTTCATACTGATTACCGTCACGGTAGATGTCCTCATAGAACTGAATGTTACCACTCATCTTCTTGGTCAGTGCAGTTATCTCTTCCACCTCCTTTGTCAGGAGGCAGAAGGGTAACTTGTGCTCATCGAGATACTCTTTGTATGCTTTGGTAGTACGTGACGATACGTCAACCTGTGGTACGTGCACTGCCTTCTCAGGTTCAAGAAGCAGTTGGTGAAACAGGCGACCCTCAGCCAATGCCTTGTCATCTTCTCGTGACTTGCCGTAGTCCTGTGGATTACTGAGAAGAACACCGATGTCTGAGTTCGACAGGTAGTTCTTACCTACACCACGATAGTACTCTCTATCGTCTTTTAGAATCTCTAAGATGTTACTCATTTGGTTGTTGTCTACTTAGTGTTATCATATCAGCAATCTCTCTCTTGAGTTCAGGACTGATTTTGTACTTGCGAACAAGTTGCTTACCAATCTTCTCAATACCGAGTTGCTTGTTAGTCTCTATGTACTTAACAACCTTTGTCCAATTCTCATCACCCTTAATGAGTTCGATAAGACCATCAGACTCTTGCTCATTCTTAACAGGCACTTTCTTCTGAACAGGTGCAGGTGCTGACGTTGTAAGTTCCGGGATATCCTCGCCTGTCCATAGTTGCAGACCGAGACCGTGCATTGCAATAGCCTTAGCAGTACTACGTTGGATAGCCTTGTTCACCTCAAACTGATTTACCTTGTCAATTGGAATAGCCTGATTACGGAAGTCCATAATAGGCAGGTAGTCAATGTGCTCCTGTCCTTCTACAATTACTCCAACCTTTACCCACGCTGAACGCCCGTCTGTGAAGTAGTTCCACCCTGTGGCAGGGTCTTCATACACCACACGTTGTGCAGTTGGATAGTTCTGTTTGAGCAATGACCAAGCATATGCCCACGATAGATAGTCGATGTTACCTTTACGCTCGACCTTGTCTCTGATTGCCACTGATGATAGCGTGGCGAATACTGATTTGTTTGAATTTGACATTTGATTAATTGGTTTAAATGGTTACTGATTCTTTTAGTTTGCTTACGATAGTACGATAGTCAGGGTCTTCACGAAGACGTTTAGTCACGACATTTATACCGTGAATAAGTGGTGGGTGCATTGTGTCATAGCCCTCTTCCTGAAGGAACTTCTGAATGTATATGAGTTGCATTGGTCTTGTGCTACACATATAGTAAAGCAAGTGACGTGCGTCCACGATGGTACGGTTACGAGTCTTGCTGAACAATTGCTCCTTCGTGATGCCGAACATATCGGCAATGCGTTCTGCGTACTGATTAAATACTTCTTTCTTCATTAGTGATTTGAGTAGTTAAGCCCGAAGCCTCAGGAGAAAAGATTCTCCCGAAGTCCTCGAACATATTGTGAATTAGATTAGTTGCGTTCTGCCGACCCTCGAAGTGGTGATGGAGAGCATAAAGGTCTTCGGCATTGGTGTCTTCAAAGACACCGTTCTCTCCGTCAGCGTGAACTTCCTGCTCACGTACTGACATAAATAGTTGTTTTGACATTGTTGATTAGATTAGATTAGATTAGGAATACAAAGATAATAAACGTACACTAAACGTCCAAGAAAAGTTCAAAGATTATTGAATCTTTTTTTGTACGTAGTGTTCCCACAAGGCATCTTCAACATCAGACAATTTGTCTGACTTGAACTTTGTGCTGACCTCGTCACTCTCAGTAGCGTCATTGGTATCAAATACCCACTTGCCTGTCGGCAGTATCTGAATACAATAACCACCCGCATAACGCATTATATCCTTAACGTCTGAGAAGAAGTGCGGGTGAGCACCGAACTCAGCAAAGTAGTATTCTTTTTTCATAAGTCTACCCGTGTTGATGAAGTTCTCTTTGGTCATCTCACCCTTGTCATACAAGGCTTGAATGGATTGAATGTAATGTTTGTCAGGATTCTTACGTAGTTTCTGTGCGAGAATCTCAGTGCTCAAAAAGTTTAATAGTTTGTTCATAGGTTTTTATTTACAGAATACAAGGTCTTTGAAACGAACATACACATTGCCCTCGTGGGTTATCTTGTCGGCAGCAGTCCACGAATCCTGAGTCACCAAGCCGAGGCTTATTGAATCAGATACCCGACCTCCATATATGCAAATGTGTTTGCCCTGCTGAAGGAACAGGTTCAGTTCGGTCTGAGTATCTACAGGAGTACGCATAAGCACGTCCTCCTCATTCTCCTTTGACCACACCGCCTGAAGGTTGAACAATCCTGTATCGAATACTGATTGTGCTTTGTCGGTCACGTCTATCCAAACGTAGCCGTCCTGTGATTTGATTAACTTGTCCATATGTTTTTCAAAATTAAGATTATCCATAGATAAGTTCTCCAAGGGCGAGATATTGGAACACCACGTCACTCGATGACGCATCACCCTGTTCGTTTAACTCAGACATAATAGCCCAATGACTTTGCTCTGAGCATAAATCCATACGCTCTTGAAAAGTTTCCCTGTTCAGTTCTCCAATAGCGTCACCGTCCTCGTCCTCAGCATCGTGTATTGGGACTACTACACCCTTGTCATAGACCGCCTCGAACATACGTTCTGATAGTGCCTTTACACCATCCCGTGGAACGGCTTCGTTGATAAGGTCAATTGCTCTGTCTGATAGGTAGTACCAATAGTTGCTACCGCCTTCCATTGCAGTGATGAAGATACTCTCCATTACTTCTCGTGTTACTTCTGTTTTGATTGTGATTTTCATTGTCTTGTTTTTATTTGGGTTATAGGTTTTGATAGTAGAAAAGTAGCATATGTCTTCAAGGATTTCTATTTGTCCGCTCTGACTGTGTATGTGGTAATCAGTACGCAAGAACTCATAGAACTTCTTTACTTCAGTTGGTGTCAGGGCGTTGAATATATCAGCGACCTGTTCGTGCTGACCGTGTTGCTTGAGCAAACGTAGGGCAGTGAACTTTGCATTTAGTGATGGCGTTTGTTTATTGTTGCTCATTTGCTTTTGGATTTGGTTTAATATGGACAATACCATCTTCAATATACACCCAAGTGTTTTCTATTCCTTCGTGTATAACAATAGGTAGGTTGTTCTTCTGCTCCTTTTCCATTTCTTTGGCTTGTTGGAATAACTCTTTTGAACATCCAAATATTTCATTGTCTGCAAATAATTGCTCAACCAACCATTCTACTGCTGTTTGTTTATTGTTGCTCATCTCAGTTCTCCCTTTTAAGTTTCTCAATGAATCCCCTTACTAATTCCTCATCCTCTTTGTTGAAGATATCATATACCTGCTGAGTCGCAAGTAAAAGAATCTCATTGTCAGACAGGTTCTCCTGAATGTACTCACCAAGTTTGCTCATTGTCTTTACCCCATCTTGCTTCAAAAATTCAGACAGGGTGTTAGCGAGTGCATAACTTACGTGTGTGTGGTCTGTAATGCCGAAAGCCTCAGTGGTTTCCTTTGCATTGTGGTTGAATTTTACTTTCATTTTATATTGGTTTAAGGGTTAGCGGATGAGGGGGGAGTCGAACCCCCCTTGCAACCATTCATCCTGTGTCTTTGAAGACACTATAACAGATTGTCTACGTCCTGCTGAGTGTACCATTCGTTGCATCCTGTGCAACAATAGTTGCCATAGCCATCGTGCTCAAGGTCACGATAGCAGGACGTGCAGTATGGCGTGTCAACAAACTTGTCCTCAGTCTCGATATCAATACCGCTTAACTGAGCGTAGTAGTCATCGAATGAACTGAACTCTAACTGCCTGTAGGAAGGCTCCCACGTAGGCTTAGTGTAATCAACAGGCTCCCACGTGCGGACGGGCTTTGGTCTGTTATAGTTCACCTCGTATGACTCGTGCATCTTGTCTGAAGAAGTGCGTGGTGTCTGAAGGTTGAAGTAAATCCAACAGGTCACCACCTTATTCTTTTTGAGTCTGATAGGTATCTGCTTACGGCAGTACCATCGTGGGTGTCCCTCAAGTTGGTCTAACTTGCTGAGCACCGTGTCGCTTACCTTGAACACGTCCACCTTCACGTTGTGCCCTACACCCTTCTCGTCAATCAGATACGGCAGTCCTTGAATCAGCAGTGGATACTTGTCCTCAGTCTTGCCTGACGCTACGAACTTTGAGTCAGTGAGGTATCGGTAGTAGTTGCCGTGCCCCTTCTTGAGTGTGCCGTAGACGGCAACAAGATTGTCTTGCAGTACGTTGTCCTTCGAGTACCACACCCCGTCCTTGAATGTCCATAGGTCACGGTTGTAAATCTGAAAGGTGCGGGTGCGGGTGTTGATGGTGACGAACCGAACAAGTTTGTTTTTCTCTAACTCAGACTTCCACTTGTGGCGTGGCACTGAACCGAGTGACTCAGCCAATACTTTGGAGTCGCACTTCTCAGCATTGCCAAGCCCATAGATAGTCCCGTTCATCATCAGGTACTCATTCTTTTGAGCACCGCACCTGAACGGGTGCGTGTTGTCGAGACCGACCTTGCCGACAGTGGCGTATCGGAAGTGGGCAATGTAAGGGCGTGGTGTGTCGAGCACTGCCCAATCCTTTGACTTGTGATAGGTTACCTCGAAGGTGTCGAGCCACACAACCCCCAATCCGTGGGGGTTAATACGTGATGAGTTTTTCAGAGTCTCTGAGGGAATCTCAATGTTCCGTTGTTTGATGATGATGATGCACATAGATTTGATTTGATTTGTGGGCGGTGTCTTTGAAGACACAGAACCCTTGGTTAGACTTAGAATGTACAAAGGTAATACTTTTCTTGAACATTACCAAATAATTGCACGAATATTTTTTCGGTTAAACTTCCACCCTGTTTGGAACATAGCCTTCTCCACTGCCTCCCACTTAGTGTGGGCGACAATGGGGAAGAGATATTGTTTCAGGTGATAAACTTTGAAGGTATATTGACGCTCCTGCATAGCCTTAAGATTTACAGGTGTACAATAGGTTAGTGTCGGTCTCCTGCAGGTGCTTGTCAATGAGTTGCTCAGCCTTCTGTTTGTCCTTTGGACGCACGATAAGGTAATGGTGAACACAGAACACGTTGCTCGACTCACAGGTCATCAGTTTGGTTGGAATCCCCGCAGCCTTGAGCACCTTCTTGGCATCGTTCAGTTCAGCCTCAGCCACGTCTGACTTGCAGGGTGAGTCATCCCACATACCCGTGTCATTTGCACCGCACACTGCATACTCAGGCTCTGAGTATCCACGCCACCCGTCAGTTGACTTCCACTGCTTGGCATAATTCCACGCCTCTCCGAATGACTTCTCGTCCACTGCAGGTGGGGTAATGCAGTTTGCTTTAATCCAATCACCATCCCACTCCTTGCCGTTCAGATACCACTTGCCACGGGACTGAGAGATACTGACTCCTGTCAGCCCGTTGAGTCTCTCCTTCGTGGTCTTGGAGAACCATCCTGCGTTGCTGATATGGAGACCATCCGCTCTGTGCTCAGCAATTAAGTTGTCAAAAAGATACAGGCGTTTGCCGTCCGTGAAGGTGTTGCCTACACGCTTTACTTCGCCACGCTCGAATGCGAGGCAAGTCTGTTCAGTTGTTTTATTCATTTTGTTGGTTTATTAAGTTGATATACTGATATGAGTCCGATAATTACAGGGACTACTACAAGGGTTACTATGAATGCCATCATTGGTTGTCCTCCTTTTTAGTTAGCCCCATAGCCTCAGCAGTTAGCCCGATAGCGAAGTGTATTTGCTCCATAACCCACTCGTTTGTGAGAGCCTTAGCCAATACCTCGTGAGCCTGTTGCTCAGTGCAGTTGAATCTTGCGGTCACGTCATCCACGTGCCAAAGGTTGTCGGTTTGGTAGCCCTGCTCGTGCAGGTGCAACCTTGCTTCTTGTGTTTTGTTAGTCATCTTATTAGTTGGTTTTAGGTTTGTTAAGTAAGTAGTCCTTCAGTTCTTGCACGTAGGTTGTCTCAAGCCCCTCGTTATGTGCCTCGTAGTGGTACACCACCTCATAGTAGTTGAAGAAGTGTCCCTTCTGTTCGTTGCCCAACAGGTTGAATAACTCACGTGCCTGTTTGTGTTGTCCGTTTGCACGGCTCTCAATAATGTAGTCAAAGTACTCGTCAATTGTGTCGAACCCGTACTCGTGAATGATTGTTTGCGTTACCATATGATTTGATTTAGTTTAATTTCGGTACAAAGATAGTACATAAAAAGTACATATGCAAATTTATTTTTTCCACAGGTTTATGCCACAGGCTAAGACCGTGACGTTTTCCACTGATACCTGTGCAACCCCTCGTCCACCTCGACTGAAGTAGAATAGCCTTTTGTCTGTGCTCAGCGTAGCCCACTGCTCATACAGGTGCAATGGAAGATAGGAGACAGGCTTCTCAATTCGGATAAGGTAGACATTGCTTTGTGTTGCTTGTGTCATCTTGCACCCCCTTCCTGTAGCAGGGTCTTGAACCCCTTGTAAACTCCGCTCCTGTAGGCGTTGCTCTTGTAGTCAAACGTCCCCGACAGGATGATGCTTGTGATACTACAGAACCTCACCTCAATTTGGTGGAGCACCTGCTCGAATGTCTTGCCCTCAAGAAGGGCTTTGATTACCTGCTCCCGTGTGCTCACAGAAGGGTTGTCAAACGTGCCGTTTGCCTTCGCCTCAATGTGTGCGTCCGCAATGGCTTTCACTTGTTTTGAAATTCGCTTTGTCATATCTGTTTTGTTTTAGTTGGTTTTACGTTTCGTCCTTTCGGACTCATCAGCACAGGCACTCACCTGTGGACGTGGGGCAGTGTCTTTGAAGACACCACCCCGTTCAACACCACATTGAACTGTCAATTGCAACCGACCTGTATGCACAGGGTCAGCCCTGTCTGTTGCTCGTACCACTCATACGCCCGTTCATTGCGTATGTCGTACATTGTCTCAGTGTACTTGTCATATGCACCCACTTCCCACGGGTGGTTCTTTATGTACCTCAGCCGTCCCTCACGCCCGTAGTTGTAGAAGTGTGGCAAAGTGTCGGCAGGGACGAAGTTCTCAAGGTACTGCTCAGCAGTGAACGTGTATGACGTTGGCTTATACTCAGTGTTCATATCTCACCCCTTTCATATCTTACAAGACTCCCACTATCAGAACCTGTGCCCCACTCAATGTGGGCAAACAGGGTCTCGTCATACGCCCACCCCTCAGCAGGGGCAGGTAGCATAAGCCACTGCAGTGCGTCCGCAATGACCTCAGTTACTGCAGGGTCTCCGTCCCACTCCTTGTAGGACACCTCGAAGGCTGAAAGTTCGTCCCATACATAGCCACCCCGTGATAGCCCGTGTTGCACTTGGTTGTGCGTCAGACGTGCGTGGTAGTAGTCAGTCACATAACCCTGTGACCCGTGGTAGAAGGCAGCCACGCCCCCGTCCTCTGTGACAATGGTGATATTGTCAATGGCTCCGTGTTGAATTACATTGTACTTCATATTTCTTAGAAAGTTAGGTATGTTCTGTAGTTGTGGTTGTACTGACGGCAAAAGAACTTCATAACGGAAACGTCATCTGTAAGCAGTACTACCTCATACAAGTGACCCTTTGTGCGTTTGAAGGACTCCTGTACCTCAAGTGCGTTCTCCTCGTCCGCAAGTGGTACAATAGTAAGATTGGCTTTGTTCACCGCAATCACCCAATGGGTTGCAGTTACTTTGTCGGTCTCGTTTTCTTCCTGTGACAGGAAGAAGGTGTTTTGTTGGTTTGTCATATAGTTTAAAATTAGGTTTGCTTGGTTGCCTGTTTCGTCCTGTTGGACTCGTCAGCACGGGCTTCACCCGTGGACAGGCGGGGAGTGTCTTTGAAGACACTGCCCCGTTCTGTAGGTCACCTCACGTTTGGTGACCAAACCCCGTTGTGGGGGTCACGTGCGTCAGCGTCCCACGCAGAAAGGTGTATCTGCCTTGGGTCAACCGCCACGGCTATCTCACGGCTCAGTTTGCCCTGCAAGATGAACCTGCGGTAGTGACGTGCCTTCTCAATCCGCTTCTCAGCCTCAGCCTCGTTGCCCCCGTACATTGACAGTATGATAGGACGGATACGCTTGAGGAAGGACTCGTGGGACGTGTTGGGTGCGTTCACCGCAGTGTCCACAAGGGCATAGAACAACTCGTACCTGCGGATGCACTGCTTCACGCTCTCGAACCTGCTCACAACCCTAAACTCAAGCCCCTCAGAGCCGTCACTGAAAGACTTCTCAAGGGCATACTGATAGCGACCCCCGTGTCCCCCCTCACCCTGCCAATGACCTGCCTCATTGCGTCCAAAGAGCCTCAGATTGCCGTTGCAGTAGCCGTTCAGAAGACGCTTCTCAAACAGAGCGTGGATAATGCCACAAAACGGACGGATAGCCTTGCGTAGGTCATCTGAAGACATACCTTTCACGGTGATGGTCACGTGCCCACCGCACCTGCGGTCAGCAGGGCTATAGCGGGAGTCAATAATCTTCTCAGCCTGTACGAACAGGTCAAAGACCTTCGTCCGCCACTTGCCTTCGGGGAGCAGGGGCAAAATGTGGGTGATAGCCTCATAACCGCAAGAGCCGTCACGCTCGAACCCCGCGAACAACGGGTACTCCTTCACGCTCGACCTGTGCAAGGTGTTCTTCTCAATCTCGAACCCGATAGTGAAACGGCTGATAAACTCACCCTGCTCCTGTAGGATAGCCCTACTGCGGTCTACAGGCTTCAACCCTACCACGTCCACAGGGAAGGCGGTTTTGTTGCGTTTTAGGGGCTTTGGTGCTCCGTGATAAGAGCGAATTTCGTCACGTCCGTAGTCACCTGTGTTGGTGTACGTGATACCTTGTAAAATTTGATTGGTGTTCATATCTGTGGTGTTTTTGGTTTAGTTAGTGAAGGGCAGTGTCTTTGAAGACACCGCCCGTTGATTGGTTTAGTTAGATGACCCCCTTTGTGAAAGTGCACCCTGTAAGAACTGAATAGCAAGGGCTATCTCTTCCTCAGTGTTACCTGTGGTCACCTGCCCGTTCACGTCCACACGGATTGAGACGTTGCGACCTAACTGCAGGTCAGCAGCCTTGAAAGACAGGGTCAATATGGTGGGCACACGTACTTCCACTTCAGCAGCACTGCCTTCGCCTTCGCCTTCTCCGTCTCCTTCGCCTTCACTTCCACCACCTTTGGTGCTCTGTTCCGTCTCAGCCTGTGCCCTTGCGAACTTCAGCAACCCCTCAAGGGTTCTGTTCGGTTCATTGCCTTCAGCCTCAGCCTCATCACACTTTGTGGTGAACAGGGCAATAACGTCCTGTGATAACTTCCCTGCCTTCAGCACCTTGTAAAAGTAGGACTTTTGCCACCCGAAAACTTTCTTCCCGAACTCTTCGTTTGACCACGTCACGCCTTCCTCACGGAAGACTGCCTTGCCTTCCTCAGACGTGAACCACTCGTGGGCTTTGACCACAAGGACTGACAGGGTCAGTGTGTTGTTGAACTTGCTCTTTTGAGCGTTTGTTAGTGTCCGTTGCACTCTACGGATTTCTGTGATTTGGAGTCCTGCCTTCACTGAAGGAAGGTTAAGGAGTGCCGACTCGATTTGCAATAAATTGCTCATAATTTGTTGGTTTTTAGTTAGTTAGGTTGTTTTTAGCACCCCACTTGCGTAGCAGGGCGGTACAAAGATAGTATAAAGAATGTACATTGCAATACCTTTGGCAATTTTTTTTTAATTTTTTTTTCGTGCCCTGCAGTCACGGGCTTTGCCGTCCCTGTTTGTACGCCCTGTGGACGTGCTCTGTCCCTGCTGATTATTAAGGAAGGACAGGAGACGGGCGGTGGGCTAAAGAAGGTCTCTCTGTTTGCGTCCCTGTTTTCAGTGTCTTTGAAGACACGGGACGGGCGGAGACGGGGAAACCTGCAGGGGCGGACGGGCGGACGGCAGGGCGGAGACAGGCAGGGCAGGGCGGTGCTCCCACCACAGGCAGGGCAGGGCTGCAGGGGGCTGCGTAAAAACGTCAAAAAGTTCGGACGGGGAAACCGAAAGGTGACCCCCACCCCCTTGAGGCGGGGGGCGGTTCCGTGGGGGGTCGGCTCACGCAGGATGGCGGGGGAACCCAAAACCTCTTGACATCTCACATTTTTTTGTAACTTTGTTGTATGAAGAAGAATGTAATAAGCCTGATAGGCAAACCGGGTTTGACTGTAAAGAACGGTCGATTGATTAACAATATGCCTGATGGCACAATGGGTATACAAGCAGCAGCAGATGCGAGGAAGATGCGTAAGAGGGAGGAGAAGATTAGTATGATGGTGGAGGCAGATGTTAGAGCGAGTATGCGAGAGAAGATGCTTGGTCTCGAGGATTGAGTTGTTTGATATCTTTGGTTTTTTAGGTTAGGGAGAGGGCAGAGATGCCCTCTTTTTTTTGTGTCGATTTTTTTTTGTGGGTAGTTGATTTTCGTGTCTATAACTATATACTTTATCCACAGGGGGTAATTCTCTCTATAGTACTTATAATCTCTTTGATATATTTCTGACACTTCAATGTTGATTTATATGTCAATAATAAAGATATAACTTATTGATTTTCAATACTAATGTCAATAATGTCAATTTTAAGAGAAGTTTGTTACTATAAAAAAAATAATAAAAGGAGGAAAAAGAGAGAGAGAATAGGGGAGGATAAAATATGTCATTTCCATTTTGGCTTTAAAGTTTCTATATTTGCACATCACTTTAATTAAATTGTATGATAGATAGTTCTGTTGGGTATTCACCTAAGGACCTTCAGTTTGGAGACGAGGGTCGCAAGAAATTAATCAGTGGCATATCAAAGATTGCCGGAGCAGTAAAGAGTACATTAGGACCGAGGGGCAATACTGTCCTGATAGAGTCAACCAATCACACGGGGGGTATAACAGTAACCAAGGATGGTGTAACTGTTGCTAAGGCAGTTGACCTGATGGACCCTGTAGAGAACCTTGCGGTGCGAATGATGAAGGAGGCAGCAGACAAGACTGCTAACTCAGCAGGTGACGGTACGACTACTGCGATTGTATTGACTGAGGCTATTGTGAAGTCAGGAGACCAACTGATGAACAGTGAGACCAATAGGACATTGGTACTGCGAGAGGTAGTGGAGATGGGCAACAAGGTGGTGGAGAACCTTACGGCAAGGCATACCAAAGTAACTGAGCAGACGTTGTTGGACGTAGCAACTATATCGGCAAATAACGATAAAGCCATTGGTGAGATTATTGCCAATGTTTACAAGGAGATTGGCGAGAACGGTATTGTTACGGTTGAGAGGTCACAGACAACTGAGACGTATGCTGAGAGCACCCACGGGTTCAAGATACAGAGGGGTTACTATTCGCCTTTGTTCATCAATGACCATAAGAAGGACGAGTGTGTTTATGAGGACGTGATGGTTCTGATAAGTGACGCTGAGATACACAACCTGCTGCAGATAGAGCCTGTGCTGAAACCAATTATTTCAGAGGGGAAGAAGTTGCTTATTATAGCACCTTGCTCAGTGAACGTGGTGAACACATTGGCTGCCAATGTTGTGAAGAACAACTTGAAGGTATGTGCCATTGAGCCACCATCGTTTGGTTATAAGAAGCACGAGTTGATGCAGGACATTGCGTTGGCGGTAGGTGCAAAGTATTTCTCTGAGAAGACGGGTGACGACTTGAGTTTGATAACGTATGCTGACCTTGGTCACGCATCTAAGATTATCGTTGACTCGAAGAACACTGTGATTATCAACTCTGAGTTTCGTACCGACTTCAATGAAGTCGAGAACAGGGTTGCTCAGTTGTGGGAGGCACATAAGGCTGCAAGTAAGAAGCACGAGAAGGACTTCATCCTATCAAGGATAGCATCACTGACAGGTGGTGTTGGTGTCATCCACGTAGGTGGTACAACTGACATTGAGCAGAAGGAGACGTATGACCGTGTTGATGACGCAGTGTGTGCAGTGAGGTCCGCTCTTGAGGAGGGCATACTTCCCGGAGCAGGTAAGGCGTTGTTTGAGGAGGCACTTGCTATCAAGCCTGAGGATGGTGACACCAAGGAGAGAGAGATAGCAAAGAAGATATTGCACCATTCACTTCAGATACCGCTTATGCAGATACTGCTGAACGCAGGGATGAACAGTGAGAAGGTGTATGGTCCTGAGCATATGAGAGAGAGTGGCTTCGGTTACAATGTGGTTACGGGTGAGTTAGGTGACCTGATTGAGATGGGTGTGATTGACCCGGTGAAGGTGACACGCTCAGCATTGCAGAACGCCATCAGTGTAGCAACAACAATCCTTTCAACAAATGCCATTATCACAATGGCGAGAACATACGAGACAAAGTAAAACAACAGTCAGGTGGCGGAATGGTAAACGCTCGCTTCAAGGTGCGGTTAGTCAACGAAATGTAAAGCTAACGTACAGGTTCGAATCCTGTCCTGACTGCAAACAAATAAATAAAAATATGAGCGGAGACGTAAAATTTGAAGGGACCCGTGAAGAATGGGAAACCTTAGTAAAAAGAAACAAAGTATTTGCAATTGCCAAAGTTTGTCATCAAGCAAACAAAGCGTGGTGTGAGTCCCAAGGAGATTTATCTCAACCTGATTGGATTGATGCTCCTGAGTGGCAAGTAGAATCAGCAGTCAATGGTGTTAATTTTCGTTTAGACAATCCCGATGCCGGACCTGATGCTATGCACAATAATTGGAGTGCTGAGAAAGTATCTCAAGGATGGAAGTGGGGACCCATAAAAGATGCTGACAAGAAAGAGCATCCTTGTTTGGTTCCGTTTGACCAATTACCTGAGTTTCAACAGAAGAAGGATAAGTTGTTCTCTGCTATTGTAGATGCATTAAAGTAAGAACGAGAAATGATAAAGAACAAAAGAGATGCAATAGCACAACATCTTATGCTTGACTATTCAGAGGTTGAGGACTATAGGTATCACTATGGTCATACAACACAACCTGTTTATGCTATTACAGATTGTTACTACTGTGCAACTAAAGGGAGTCAAAAACCCGCTAAACACAGGAGTGGTATGGAGTGGGATTGGCAAGAAGAAAAAGATTCATTCGTAAATCAGAATGGATACAAGATATGGAAATCAAATTAATTAATTAATGATAAAGAAGGTTCAGATGTTTACTGTAGTATGTGACAACTGCAAGGTTGACGCATTTGATGGACAGGAGATAACCTGTTGGAATAACAAAGACTTTACTGAGGACGTAGCAATAGAGTCAGGTTATATCAAGGATGGTGACAAGCATTACTGTCCTGAGTGTGCATACTACGATGATGAGGACCAATTAAGAATAATCACAGACAATGATAGCGATAGGTAAAAACATAATCGTCAATGACATTGACGAGGAGATTAAGACAGAGTCCGGGTTACTTCTTTCGGCAGAGGATGCCAAAGGGTTTAGGTACAAGAAGGCTAAGGTTGTGACACCGGGCACTGACGTGACGGTCATCAATCCGGGAGATGAGATATACTATGACAAGTCGCACTCATACACGATGGTCATCGGTGACACACCGTACACCATCATTCAGGAGCGTGATGTCGTTGTTGTCTCACATAGGCATTCATCTCTTTGATGAACTCTCTGTACTTACGGTCTGAGTAAGACACGTTCTTGGCAAAGATTGGATTAGTTGATTGGCTAACGGGGATTTCTTCCCCGTTTAGTTTTTTATAGATAGAGCCAATTACACGTTTGCCTTTGTATGAGATTTCGTACAGAGCCTTTTGTTTTGTCTTGGGGTTGTATGGTCTGAAGCAAGATATCCATTCATCACGCAGGAGTCTATCGAAGCGGTCTTCGTCCCACGATAGCAGTTCATCAAACTCCTCGAACTTATCCTTGTTGAAATATTTTTCTGAGTACAAGAACAGGAGAACATCAAGGTCAGACTGAGTCAAGCCATACTTGGCTTTGACAAAGTATCGGATGACTCTCCAATACTTTAGGTAGTCATTGTTTGGTTTGTTTCCACGGAATGCCATTAGATTAAATTTATTAACTTTGTGCAAAGTTATTATAATATGCCACAGAAAAAACAGGAGGAAAAGCAGGAGACTTCGGTTGCAAGGTCACCATTGACTGATGACTTGAAGACTAAGTTGTCTGATATTGCGTTCAAAAACTCCCAAGTTAAGCAGATTATGGACGAAAATGCCTCATTGAAGAAGCAATTGGGCAATCGTGGACGTACTGCAAACCGCAAACAAGCAGGTTCAGGCAGTGCTATTCCGGGTCTTGCAAGGCTTGGAAGTGCCCCTGAAATGCCCGGTGGCTACTCTAAAAAGGGAAGATAATGGCAGATAAGAGTAAAATGAAGTGCAATGTGCCCCGTCCTTCTGACCGTCCGGGTAAGAAGATGATGGTTAAAGCCTGTTCAGGTGGCACTGAGAAACTATTGCACTTTGGTGCTAAGGGTTACGGGCACAATTATTCTGCTGCTGCACGTAAAAGTTTCAAGGCACGTCACAGTTGTGACACTGCCAATGATAAGTTGACACCAAGGTATTGGGCTTGTAAGAAATTATGGGCAGGACCCGGAGGCTCAACACAGTCATCACCTAAATCTAAAAGAGGTAAGTACTGATGAAAGATGCCTGTTATAAAAAAGTAAAAGCACAGTACGATGTATTCCCATCGGCACGTGCATCACAGGCAATTGCCAAGTGTCGTAAAGAATCGGGTAGTGTACGCAAGGGTGAGGCAGGTACTTCACTAAAAAGATGGGAGAAGGAGAAGTGGGTTGACACCCGGACGGGTAAAGCGTGTGGTGCAGGTGGCAGCAATGAGTACTGTCGTCCATCCAAGAGAGTGTCTTCAAAGACACCCGTAACCAAATCAGAGTTGAGTCCATCCAAACTTGCAGCGAAGAAGGCTGAGAAGTCGATAGTTGGTATGGGCAATCGTGTTTCAAGCATTATAAAAAAAAATAGGTAACTTTGCATTATGGCTAAGATGAGTAAGTTTGAAAAGTTGAGCAACAAGATTGCTGAGAAACAAGGCATCAGCAAACAGAGAGCAAATGCTATCACTGCATCTATTGGTCGCAAGAAATATGGGAAGACTGCCTTCCAAGAAATGGCAGCAAAAGGAAAGTCAAAACTCAAAAACAAAAAATAAATACAATGAAAAAAATGATGACCCCCGGTGTAATGAACGCTATCAGCAACCCTAAGAAGGCAGTTGCCAAGCAAGTTGTTAAAGGTGCTGCTAAGAAAGCCGTAGGCAAAGCAGTTAAGAAAGCCGTAGGTAAGGCAGTTGCTAAGAAGGCAGTTGCTGCAGCCAAGAAGATGTATTAATCTTTTTAACGATGATGAAAGTTAACGGCATTGGAGTAACTCTTAGTAAGGACATTGCTAAGAACAGTTCTAACGTGATGGGCAAAATGGGTAACAAAAAAGCCCTGATGAGCCGTTCAACGTGCAAGGGTCTTAATGACCCTTGCATTATCAATGGAACTGTTGGTAAGCAATTGAGCAAGTTAATCTCTAAGTAATGGGTCAATTATTTATCAAGATAGGTAATTGGTTTATAAAGGCAGGGAATCAAATCATTGCATTCTTCAAGCAGATTACTTTGACTTGGGATGCTTTTATAAAGTTGCTCATAATCAATAAAGACTAACTATGAAGTTAAGCGAAAAAAGCAAGGGTCTTGGAGATACTATCGAGAAGATTACTACGGTAACCGGGGTAAAGAAGGTTGTCGATGCAGTTGCAGGTGCAGTTAAGAAAGACTGTGGTTGTGGCAAAAGGCGTGATACTTTAAACAGAATGTTTCCATACGAGGAAACCAATAATAAATAAACAAATGGCAAATCAAAAACTTCAAGTTGCTCGTGCGTTGCGGATATATAAGTCTGACAATGCTGATATTCCGTTCCCAAACATATCACGTTCAGGAGCGAACACAAGTGTTGTGGCAAACAAACTCGTTGTAGCAGGTGCTAACTTCACTGCTGACCAAGTTGCAGCAGGTGACATTGTGTACAATACAACTACAGGCGTTTCTGCAACTGTTACCAACCTTGACTCTACAACTCAGATTGCATTGAACGCAGACATATTCCTTGCAACTCCAAACAACTTTGCAATTTACAAAGGTGGAGCGAATGATGGTTGCGTTATCTATGTTGGCGAAGGCGGTGACGTTGAGGTAACAACTGCCGGAGGAGACCGTGTGATTTTCTATGGTCTTCTTACGGGTCAGTTTGTACCTGTTCAAGTTACCAAGGTATGGTCAGCAGGAACAAATGCTCTAAACCTCTTAGCCCTTTGGTAAGATGATAATCATAGGTGACCTGATAACGATTGGTACTGACGCTGCAGTTTATGCAATAAATAACTATTTGCTTTGGAGTCCTGCTAACAGTAGTAAATTGCTTGTAAGAGCATCGAACAACGATAAATTAATTTGGAAATAAATGGCTAATTTAACCATATTCGGTTTAACCCAACTCACCTCTGCAGGTGCTGATATTGTAAATGACTTAGTTCCTGTATGGGACAATGACGTTGCAGAGACCAAAAAAATGACGTTATCAGATTTGAGGAATCTGATGTATCCTGCGAATTGGAGTGATAGTTTCTCATCTGCTACTCAGGCTACTTCATCTTGGACACCAAACAATGCAGCAGCAAATGTGAACGCTGCTATAATTCCAAAAGGAACAGGTGCAATTACTGCTGCTATTCCCGATGGAACAGTAACAGGTGGTAATGCGAGGGGTTCTTACGCTGTGGATTTTCAGATGATTAGAAACAACGCTAACCAAGTAGCAAGTGGAGGAGCAAGTGCTATTGTTGCAGGTCAAAGAAATAGAAATGAAAGTGGTTCTGCATTTTTAGGTGCAGGAACAGATAATAGAATTACGGGTACTGCCGAGAGAGGGTTTTTAGGTGCAGGTGAAAGTAATGCAATAGACAACGGAGGAAGCCACGTTATTGTTGGAGGTCAGTCTAACGCTATTGCTTTTGCAAGTCATTCTTTTATAGGTGGAGGACAATCAAATTCAACAAATAATGGACATAATGCAATAGCAGGCGGTAGAACAAACGCTCTTAATTCACAGTCCTATCAGTTTATTGGTGGTGGACAAGGAAACACAGGCTCTGGTACTCATAGCGTAATTAGTGGAGGTCAATCCAATACTGCTTCTCAAAGCCATGCGGTTGTAAGTGGTGGTCAATCAAATACCGCATCTGCCATAGCATCAACAGTTGTTGGTGGTTATAACGCTACGGCTTCTTTATATGGACAAGTTGCTCACGCATCGGGTAGATTTGCTGCTAATGGTGATGCTCAAGCACACGAACTTATATGGCGTAGAGCAATCACCGGGACGGCTCAAACAGAACTTTTCTTAGATGGAGCATCAGTAGCAGCAATATTGCCCGGAACAAACTCTGTATGGAATGGAATTATTGATGTAAGTGCAGTTTGTACTGCAACAGGAGACGGAAGTACTATAGTAGGACACGTTGAGGCTACTTCTTTTAAGGTAACAATAAAGAGAATTGGTACAACCACTTCGTTAGTAGGAACTGTTCAAGAGATTGGAACTACGAATGCTGATGCTTCAATGGCTACTGCGGTATTTACGATTGACAACAATGATACTAACGAGAGTCTCAGAGTTCTATTTACTCCTCCGGGTACTGCAGGTAGTACTACAGTGATTCGTGCTATCGCAACTTTCCGTGGACAACAGATTCAATATTAATAACTATCTTTGAAACAGATTAAAGAATAAAAAAATGGCAATTCAAATAAACACAGACGTACAAACTGCTGATGGATTCACCGTTCAGCCTTTTGCTTTTCTTGACATTCAAATGTATCAGCCTTTCTCAAGGGCTTTGATTACCTATTATAAAGATGAGGCATCATATATAGCAGGTCAATCTCCTGTGAATGTACCATCACTTCCTAATTTGTCAGATAGTAATCTTACTGCTGAAGAGTTTTGGGGAACTGAACTTGCTACTGTAATTCATAACAGGGCTATAGCAGTTATTGAGGAAGTTACAGGTGCAGGAACTTGCACGATTGTATCTCTTTAATTAGAGTGAGAAGTGAAAGAGTTTTTGATTAGTATAGGATTAAACATAGGATTAGCAGTAAGCGGATTCTTTGGCTCATTACTTCTCGTTGGTAAACAGAAGAATCAAAACCTCAGAGAACAAGTGTTCTCAGTTATTGGTGGTACTATGAGTGCTAACTATCTTACTCCTGTAGTTATTGACTTACTTGGTGTAGATGGTGAATCATTAAAATACGGCTTTGCTTTTGTTATAGGATTCGGTGGACTAAAAATTGTTGAAGTCGTATACGAGAAATATATTTCTAAAATAAAGTCAGGCAATGGTGATTCTTAATCTCATAGCAAATATCATTCTGACATTGTCAGGTATGATTTTCTTTTTACAGTTGTATGGTAATGAATCATCAGTTGTTCATAAGTGGAAGTTCATATCTCATTGGGGATTAAAGTTTGGATTGGCTGCTCTTACTGCAGGTTCATTTTTAAACGTACTTACACTTAGCAATCCGGGATTTGGTGAGACATTAATGAATCTTGGTCTTGCTGCCATATTTACTTGGGCAGTTATGTTCCATTATAAAATATTTTCAAAGTATGGCAAAAAAGACTAAGATATCAGAGATAAAAAAGTTTGTTGCAAAGCCTAAGGCAAGAAGACCGGGCGTACACGCAAAGACAAAAACAAGTAAAAACAAGGGCAGTCAGAATTATCAGAAGCCCTACAATAGACAAGGGAAATGAATATCAAACAAATAGACTTTGGTGCTGCTCACTACTTTAATCAGGACACACCAAAAACACAAATTTATTTGCACCATACTGCAGGTAATGATAATGCTGAAGCAGTGTTCAAATATTGGGAGCAGACTACTGAACGTGTAGCAACTTGTGTTGCCATTGATTCAACAGGATTAATAGTTCAAGGTTTCTCATCTAAGAAGTGGGCGTACCATTTGGGACTTGAGACCAAGACTTTTAATAACCAAGGTTTGAGATATGAGCCATTAGATAAGTTGTCTATTGGTATTGAGATATGCAATTGGGGTTATTTGACTCAGGTAGGTAAAGGCAAGAACGTAAAGTATCTTAACTACGTTGGTCGTGAAGTTCCAATTGAGCAAGTAATTAAATTAGAGCAACCATTCAAAGGTTTGCAGTATTTTCATAATTATACTGATGCTCAGATTGAAGCAGTAAAAGAATTGCTACTTTTGTGGAATGACAGATATAATATTCCGTTGGACTACAACGATGACATATGGGGTATATCTACAAGAGCATTATCTGCTCAACCCGGTGTCTACACCCACAATTCGGTTCGCAAGGATAAGACTGACGTATATCCACACCCCGGACTGATTGAGATGTTAAAGTCACTGACTGCAAAAGAGCCGATATTGGTTGGTGAACCTAAGGCTAAGAGCAGTGGAAAAAGCAAAAAGTAATTTATTGTTTCTTACTATAGGAGCCACTATGATGTGGCTCTTATTGAAACAATGCTCGTCACATTCTGAGACGACTATAAAATATCTTCCCGGAGATTCTATCCCATACACTGTATATAAGGGTATTCCTAAACCGTATGCAGTTCGTTATACTGATTCAATACCTTATTATGATACTGCTTGGCTACCGGGAGATACTCAGTATGTTCTTAAGCCAATTGACACAATGTTCATTCTTAGGGACTACTATGCAAAGGTGAAGTATATTGACACTGTAAAGAATGATAGCAGTGCTTTGATAGTTCTCAATGAGACAGTATTCAAGAATCGTATATCAGACAGAAGTATTATATTCCAAAACAGAAGAAAGACTGCTATCATACAAGATAGGCAGAATGCTTTTGTTTTAGGTATTGGTGGAACACTTACAGGATTAGATGCTTCAATAGGCTATAGGCAGAACAGGAATGTGTTTAATGTAACGTATTCTATTCAAGGAATAGGGTTAAGATATCAGCGTGAGATAGGTTGGGGAAAGACATCAAAAAAATAATTATCTTTGTGCAACATAAATCAAATTAAATGAAAACGATAAAAATGGAACCGAACAACAAGCAGTTTTTGACTGAAGAAGAATTGGGTAAGACTCAAGCAATGCACACTGAGTTTAATAAACTCAAGACGCACCTTGCTGACGTGTCATTACAGAAGCACGGATTGCTGAAGCAAATTGATTTGTTACGCAATGACTTTGCTCAGCACGAAAATGAACTTATGGCTAAGTATGGAACTGATGCCGTTATCAATATTCAAACAGGAGAAATAACAAGGAACGAACCCGATGGGAAAAATTAGTACATACCCAACTGATACCAATGTATCGCTTAGCGACAGACTGATTGGTACTGATAATGAGAATAACAATGAGACCAAGAACTTTACAGTAGGTGCATTAGCATCTACTGTATTGGGTCAACTTGATGCCACTTTGGTATTGAATGCTTCTTCAACAGTTATTCAAGCACCTTCAGCATTAAACACTCCTCTTCAAGTTACATTTGGAGGAGCACAGGGTAGTTCATCTACGCCTGTAATGATTGATGCTTTAGGCAATATTACATTCAATCAGTCGGGATTGTACATAATTAATGCTTACGGTTCAGTTGAGAGAACAGGTTCATCAGGGGGTACTGCTATATTTTTGTTTAGAGGACTTGTAAATGGTACTCCTTCAACAACAACAAAGGCATTCCATTTAGACACTCCTGATGTTGCATTCCCTTATGAGATAACAATTCCTTTTCAAGCAACTGCAGGTAACGTACTTACTTTTCAAGTTATGCGTGATTCATCAGGTGCAAACCACGGTGGATTATATCCTCATACGAACTTAGGTGGATGGGGTAATGTTCCCTCAACTGAGATTCTGATATGGAAGATAGGATAATCAAATTTAATTTATATGGACATAAGGAAGATATCGGTTGGTCCCGACTACAAAAACGGGGCTATGCACTATATCGTTGGTCAGAAAGTACTTAATGATACTCAAGAGATATACCTCATAAAATACGATGAGATTAAGAAGTCTATAAAGATTTACATAATCAATGAGAAGCAGGAAGTTGTTCTGTGGAAAGAGTTTAACGATACCGTTCCTGTTTCCATTGAGTACAACATTAATATCTAATGCAATCTCCTTTTTATTTTATAGCCAAACCCATAGATGGTAAGCGGTATTATAACACGAGAGATATCGCAGGAGTTGAACTAATAGTCAACGTATCAGAGGAAGACCATCGTTTCTCAAACAGACACGCAGAAGTAATTGAACTTCCATTGGGTTATAATGGACCCATAAAGAAGGGAGATACTTTACTTGTTCATCATAACACATTCAAATTTTACAACGACATAAAGGGTAGAAGGAAGAGTGGTAAGAGTTTCTTTAAGGAAGACTTATTCTTTATAGAGCCTGACCAATTCTTTTTATACAAGAGTGGTGATGATTGGAATGCGTATGATAAGTATTGTTTTGTAAAACCGATACCACCTGAGGAGTCTTATATAAAGAAGCCTACTACACACGAGCCTCTTATGGGGGAGATGGTGTATCCAAATGCAGAACTGAAAAGACACGGTATTGTCAAGGGTGATAAGGTTTGCTTTCATCCGGACAGTGAATATGAATTTTATGTCGATGGAGAGAAACTCTATCGTATGTTTGACCATCAAATAACAATCAAATTATGAATCTAATCGTATTGGACAATGTATTGACAGACCCTATCTCTTATGTTAGAGACGCTCTGTCTTATGGCTTTGAAGAAGTCTTTGATGCTGATAAAGTATTCAAGGGTATTCAGCCAAGGAGTGATGACGAGTTTCAGCACTTCATTGAAGATTATTTATCACTGCAGTATGAGACTGTTTACAACTTCATACGTCAATCTCCTGAGGGTCAGGACGAACCAAACTTTATTCATACCGATGAAGGTATGGGTGATATACTTGCTTTGTTATATTTGAATGAGAATCATCCTGAAGATGGTACAGTCATCTATGATAATGATGGAAAAAAGATGTGCTCTGTTCATATGAAGTTTAATAGAGCAGTTATATTCGGAACTCGTTACCCACATTCTCGTGCATTATTTGAAAACTTTGGTGAAGGAGATGATTCACGTCTCGTTCAAGTTTTATTCTTAAAATTGCGTAAGGATGGACCCGAAACAGTTGCGTGAGAAAATTATTCAAGCCGGGTATATAGCGGTTGAGCAATTAATCAAGGTTGCCAAGGAGGATATTATAAAGCCTGACCCTGAGGATGATTTGTCTGCAGATAAATTAAAGAACGCTGCAGCGTCTAAGAGGTTGGCAATCTTTGATGCTTTTGAGATTCTTGCAAGAGTTGAAGCAGAAAAGAATATATTAGAAGGGAATGACAAAGGTGTCGAAAGAGTCGAGACAAAACAAGGATGGGCAGAACGAAGGGCAAAGTAGTATATACTACGTAGTCCCGGACTATATCCCTAAGCAGGTTCTTTCAAATAAGAACCGCAATCGTAGTTGGGCGTATGGCTACAATGACCAATACGATGTTGTCGTAATATCTAAGACAGGTCAGATAGGTGAGGTAGTAAACATATCAGGACTTCACATAGCATTACCTGCAGCACCTGATAAGTGTCTTCAAAGACACTCAAGTCCATCTGAGCAATATTGGGAGAGAGAGGAATTACCTGCTCCGTTGTCAAAGATAAGTTCCATCTTTCAGTGGAATGAAATGCCCAATGATTTCAAGAACAAGTGGGTTGACTATATAGAGCAGGAGTTCGATAGGAGAGAGCAGGGGATGTGGTTTATGAACAATGGTAAACCAACATACATCACAGGGGCACACTATATGTATCTGCAATGGTCCAAGATTGACATAGGATACCCTGACTATCGTGAAGCCAATAGGATATTCTATTTGTTTTGGGAGGCTTGTCGTGCTGACTTTAGGTCATTTGGAATGATATACCTCAAGATAAGGCGTTCAGGCTTTTCATTTATGTCATCATCAGAGTGCGTCAATATTGCTACACTTGCAAGAGACTCACGCATAGGAATCCTTTCTAAGACAGGTGCTGATGCTAAGAAGATGTTTACTGATAAGGTAGTACCAATTAGTTCAAATCTTCCGTTCTTCTTTAAACCTGTGCAGGACGGTATGGACAAGCCTAAGACTGAATTGGCTTACCGTGTTCCTGCATCAAAGATTACTAAGAAGAATATGTCAGAGTCCTCAAGTGAGGAGATTGATGGATTGGATACCACCATAGAT